GGCGCTGATGTCTGGTAATGGAAGTGGGACAGGCGCATCTGGTAAGGGCATTGTTGCTACAGCATCTCTTACCATCTGGCCGATGTCAGGCAAAGGTTCGGGTTGAGGTAGTTCAACTGCATTAACAGCATCCCGTACCATAGCGCTGATGTCGGGAAGTTGAGGTGGTTCAGGCGCGTCAGGTAAGGGAATATTTGCTACAGCATCCCTGACCATCTGGCCGATATCGGGTAGTTCAGGCGCGGATGGAACCGTTATTTTTTCCAGAACTGCTCTGACAATCGAATCAACTTCTGGCGCTGATTGCTTATATTCATCAATAATATTTTTCAGTCGACTTACTTCCGCCGACTGCTCTTTCATCAGGGATAAATATTTTTCCTGAACCGCCATAAGCCGTTCGTTAACTGCTTCGCTCACAGCTTTTAGCAGTGACATGTCACGCTCATTCATGGGTAAGCAGTCCTTTCAGCATGGCTTTGACCATGAAGTGCTCATGCTCGGTAAGAGCCTTGCTGCTTTCATCGTCAACAGTTGGCAGCGGCGTGGGGGCCGCTTCAGATTTGGATTGAGTTCCGAACGGATCATCGCTTGCATCCCTTTTAGCCAGGGCTGACAGTGCATAGTTCTGCTGCTGCAGGTATGGCGTGTCTCCGCCTTCAACAGGCAACATATTTTCACTTTTGCGAGCCTGATTAGGAGTAAGGAAGCCGGCACCAATACCTTCACTGTAAGTCTTATAGCGGCCTTCAGTGTCCATTCGGATCAGCGTATTAAGTTCAAACTCAACTCCGGTCTGCGCATCCAGATCGAAAGCTTCATCAAGCAGAAGCTCAATCCCTTCAATGTGTGTCTGAAGGCACTGTGAGTAATAGCCCTGGTCAAGAGCCTCGATGTTGTTATAAGAAGGCGTAGAGGAGGTGTTCACCTTGTATATCGGAACGTGGAACGTTGAGCAGATGATTTCGGCAGTCAGCTTCAGCTGCTCAACCATCTGCGCATCAACCGCTGTCATCGCAATGGATGAAAATGAAGCGCCATCAGCAAGTAAACCAGTCTTACCTGCGTTAGCACCGGAGTAGCCTTCATCCCAGCTCTGTTTAATCTCCCGCGCTTTGTCCTGATCGACTGCGCCCGGAACGGTAATCACACCTCCGGGTTTGCCACCATTTTTGAAATGGTTGGCAGAATTAGTCAGGATGGCGTCTCCCTGCATTGCGGTGAGTCCGCAGGCATAGATCGGTGACAGACCACACAGCGGATGGAAGAAGCAGTTGAACCGGTCATGGATGATTTCACGAGCAGGAACCATCACCTGTTGCTCCAGCCCGTGAACATTATCAGGACGGACCTGATAGAAAATTTCACCATCATCTGTCACATAGGGTGTCACTTTATTGAAGTCCAGCACGCGCAGTTGCGTGACCCTGCCTTTCTCATCCCGGAGTTTCAGAACATAGGTATTACCGTCTGAAAGTTTAGAGTTCATCCAGTTTTCAAAGAACTGCATACGGGTCTGAAAACTGTTTGGCTTTCTCAGAAGCGGTGAAATACTCAGGTCGCTGTGATCGGCCCAGATGCCATTTTCCAGCTTCCTTTTAAGAAGAAGCGGCATCTTAGCGATATCTGCCGAAATGAGTGATATGCAAGAAAAAACGGCGTGATAGGCAAGAACAGTAGTGGCATCAACTTCGATGTTTCTCTGCCACGCACCTGTAAACGACTCAAAAATTCTGCGCCAGCCGCCACCACTCGCAGCCTGAAGCGCCTTTTCTTCCTTAGGCTTTTTGCGGAAACCGAACATTGGCTGCTTCTCCTGAGAGTCAATTCTTTTTCTGGCTCCTGGCCTTCTTCTCGACGATATCAATAAACTCGACATGGCCGGTTAAGCGGAGAACCTCAGCGTGATCGTCACGCAGAAAGCGTTTTTCACCCGCATGCGCATCGTGGGTGCTTTTCAGATAACGAACCTGTTTCATAGCGAAAAAAGTGGGGATTTCTCCCCACTTATCCTTAGCTTCCAGCGGATGTGCCGTAATTTACACCAGTGATAACTGCCACCGCTGCGGTGCGACGGCGTTTCCAGTTGATCCAGCGCTCTGCGCGGATTGCTACGCTATTGGTCTGGAACATGGAGACCATCTCGGTTGGGGTTGGAGTGATGCTGTCACCGGTAGGTTCGCTCTCCATTTCGAGTGATGCCTCACGTGACATATCTACCGCTACGCCACCATCATCAGCCAGATAGATATCTGGCGCATTCACCAGTACCAACAAGTTTCCAACGTACTGAGATACGATGGCTGGAAGACCTTCAAAAGTACCGCCGAACATGGTCATATCCGGATACTCTTTCTGACCCAGAGCATTTTTTCGCTTAGACAATGCAAGCGCAGTCGTGCTGGACATTAGCCACACTGCCCCTGTTGGCTGAAGGTTGGCATCAATAAATATCTGGAATGCATTCGTGCTATCAGTGTCAGGGTTACCAGTACTAGGGATTTGAGCAGCGCCGTTGGTGATAGATGAGGGAGAAACATCTTGCACCGCAGACTTAGCTGGGTTTACAAAATCCTGATCCAGACGAGCGATTACTGCTTCGGCCAACTGATCACGGACCATCGCATCAGCAGCTGGATTTGAAAAACGAATCAACTCATCAGTGATGACGGCAATTGTCGCCACCTTTGAAAACCCAAAAGTAATTGACTCAAAATCAAATCGGGTCAGCGGCTTGGCTTTACCCTGACCAACCCAGTTTGCAGAGCCTCCGGAAGTTTGTGCGTGAATACGAATGTTAAACGGTACTTTGCGCAATTGGGGAATATTGCCCTGCCCGAACTGGCCGATGATCGTTTTTGGTCGCAGAAACTCAATAAAGTCTTCGGCGTATTCCTGATATTCAACCAAGCTGCCCGCCCACTGAGGGTCAGTGGTAGTTCCCGCACCCACAGCTGATTTCAGAACATGGTGGAGTTTTGCATCTCGCGGATACTGACGCTTCGCAATTTCCAGCGCTTCAGAGCGACTGCCGTTAGCGGCTGCCAGAGATTTGGTAAAGCGCGCAAAAGCGATGCCTTTCTCCAGCGGCTTCTCGACATGAATAACTGCCGGGGCTCGGTTATCAATGTTGTTTACCACTGTGCCGTTTGCAGATTTTTGCACAGGCTGGGCTGTTGACGCTTTAGTGCTTTCCATATCGCGCAGGCGCGCCAGATGGGAGTCAACAGATTTAATTTCTGATGTCACTTCGTCGTATTTATCTTCTTCTTCCGCATCTAGCGTGCGGCCTTCATCGAAAGCTTTAGACATGACAGCCTGGCGCTCTGCATCGAGCGTAGAGCGTTTAGTTTCGAACGTTTTGATCTGCTCGGCGATGTTCATATTAATTCCTTTAGTCTGCGAATTTTTAGGTGCTGTAGCGCCAGCGGGTTTACTTTTTTTCGAGTCGTTCTGCACTACGCCTGACGCGGCCCGCAGCTTTTCATCGATGGATTTGACTGTCTGGATCGTGCCTTCAGCATTGGCCGGCACTGTCACGACTGAGAGCTCGTACCACTCCCATTTTGTGAACCGGATTCCGCCTTCGTCGATATAGGCATATTCAATAGGCCGGAATCCGATCGACAATCCTTTTACAAGGCCGAGACGAATGCTCTGCCATGCCTCTTCAAGTCGCGCAGCAAGCTGACTTGGTGCATCTGCTTTAGCCAGCGTGGCTTTGATTTCAATTCCCTCGGCAGTAACCTTGGCGCTGGATACTTGTCCTATGGGTGATTGGTGGTCGTGCTGCCATAAAAGCGGAATTGGAAGCTGAAACTCAGCCCCTTCCGGCATCACGACATCACCGTAACGGTCAGGGCTCGGGGTGGTGGCAATGCCGGTTATTTCCCGAGTGTCTTCGTTGACCGCCTTGACCTTTAAAAGGCTCACGGCGTGCTGTTGCTTCATTTCCATATCTCCAGAAACGAAAAAACCCGCCGTAGCGGGTCGTTGAAGGCGTAATTTCTATATGAAAAACA